GCATTTGTCACCTCCAAGGTGATTAGAATTACTATGGATTAATTATTGATTTGCACGGAGGATGGCAAGAATTTCATCTGCAGATTGTGCATTAGATATCTTTGTTTCCAAATCCTCTGTACGTTCAGGGGTTAATGTGTTCTGAGTAAGAACATCTTGCTGCCGTAAGGCTGCTCGATTAAGTTCTTGTTCAGGATTCGCAGGCTCCGCAATTTTTAATCCAAACAAATCAGCATTTTCTTCAAGCCAAGTATTAACTGACTCTTCACTAATGTCTTCTAAGTCTTTCATAATTAAGCGTTGTGCCTTTAGATTAACGCCCTTCTTTTCTAGGACTTCCTTGACGACTCTCTCACGCTGCACCTTGGACAATCCCTCAAGTTGCTCAGTCAGTTCCTTGATACGTTTCTCATCTGCACGTTTGGCTTTTCTTAGTCTTTTAACTAAGTCATCACCTTGCAGATTTGCATCGTTATCTTGGTTTTCGTCTTCTTCTTCATCCCAGTAGTTGTTGCTCATAGCAACCCACCCTTCTATTCGTTGATTAGTCGCAAGCCACAAGTCAATTCGGGGAAATTGGTTGGCTCTTGCTACCAGACTTATACACCCCACGGGGCTGGTCTATCCGTGTGGGGAATCTATTTAGAACTGACCTGCGCTAGATGATTTTCTTAGCATTTGAGTACTCAAACCAGCAGCACCTAAGCCTGCTGAACCTTGGAATGATGCTATTTCTTTTTCTGCTAATTGTGTACGTTTACGTTGAGCAGATGCAAGTCCTTTAAATACTTCTTGTTCTGCAACTTGTTGGTTGTAATCAACCTTATCTTCTTTATAAATTTGCGATAACTTAGTAGCCGTAGGAAGTACCTCTGAGATAGTAGAGTATCCCTTACGTGCTGTTGCTAGGTCTACACCAAACTTAGCCAATGATTCTGCGCTAGTCATATCAGTTGTAAGCCCACCCTGTGCAAGGGCTGCGCTACCAATCTCTGCTGCAGTTACTTTCTCCTGTAATTTAGGTAGGTTTTCTTTTGGATTTAAAAAGTAACTAACTAATTCTGTATCTGTAATTTTATAGAAGTCACGAAGAGTAGATTTAATTAATGGGTCTGCATTCTCTACACGGGTAACCACTGTTGATACTCTATCCTTAAATTCAACAGGAGATATATCTGCACCAATAATGGTAGCCATTCTAGCCTGACGTGCTTTCTTATCTGTACCTAATAATGCTTGTTGTCCATAAGCACGAAGTGTTTCTGAATAACTATCCTCAAGGGCTAGATACTCGCCTTCACTTAACGCATTAAGACCCGCAGCAGTTCTAGTTGTATTGCCTGCAAAGCGGGTTTGATATACCTTGTTCTTGCGTAATTCAATTATTGCCTCATTAGAGGTTAGTCCTTGTTTCATGAAACCTTCAATAACTGGACTTAATTCATCTAAACCATATAGGGCAAATGTTGAGGTAAGAATTGCAAATGCATCTCTTACGCTTTTATCTTCCCCTGCTTGCTCTTGTTCAAATATAGCCTCAGGAACACCACTTATCATTGCGTTATACTTCTCAACATCTGACATTGATTGGGTATATATCTGACCTTGCTCTACAGCCATTTGTCTTTGCTCTGGAGTAATGGTTGCAAGGTTTGCTTTATTGGCAGCAAGAGCCTTTTTTGATTCTGCAAGTGCTTTGTCTATTTGAGCCTGTGATGATTTTGGATTATTAATTGCATCCATTGCCGCCTGAACGGCTTTGTTAATTCCACCAATACCAGCAACAGTTTGTTTAAGTACTGGTTTACGAGCAGCATCGGCTGCTGCAGCCCTAGCCTGTGCTGCTGCGGCATTTGCTTGAGCAATAGCATTGGCCTGTTGTACGGCAGCAATTTGTGCTTGATTTTTTATTTTAGGGGCCATTAGCCTACCAACCCAAACATCTTAAGAATATCGTTTGCATATCCCGCTGCTTCTTCTCTAGCATTCTTAGTCTTTCCCCACTCTGGTTTATTGCGAAGTAGTACTTCAAATTCTGTAGTAGACATAACCCCAGGCTTGCCATTATTTCTTAATGCCATTTGAATATCCTTATCAAAGGCATCTAAAGATTCTGATGGTACCTCTAGAACTTGAGACTTTAGATTAGCAAATTGAGATGATAGATTTTTAATACTTACACCATTGTCAATTGAATCACCTAAGTTTGTATAAAAACTCTTAGCCATGTTACGAATCTTCTGTTGTTGCTGGTCTAGTTTACCAGTAGATAAAGTTCCACCTGGCTTTAATCCACCCAATACATCATCAAGGGCTTCTTGGGTACTTAACTTAATACCATAGTTAGCAGCATAACTTTTTAGAGATGAAATGCTTTGTGCTATAGCACCAGTACCAGAAGCAATAGCCTCCAATGGGGTACCACGAACTGCTGGCTTAATGGTTTCGGCTAGTATACGTGAGTAATCTTCTTCGTTTAATAAAGAACCAGACTCAACCAACTTGCTACCAACGGTTTTTTGTTTAACAACAGCCTTCTTCATTTCCAAACTTACTGTATCAAAGAATGATTTTTTTTCTGCAGGTGTAGCCTCACGACCAAGCATATCTATCGTAAACGCATCAATCATTTGATTAGCGTCTAGTTTAGTTATTTGTTGTGCACGGTCCCTAGGTCCCTCACTAGCATAATTAGTTTTAGAGTTAAGCCAGTTATTAAAGTTAACTAAATTGCCAGAAGCATTAGGATTAAATAAAAGTGTTTCTACAATTTCCCTACTCTGGTCATTGGCAGCATCTAAGATAGCATCGCTAAGACCAATATCTGATTTCCTTGAATATTCTTTTTCTGTTAAATAACCTTTGGCATACAAACTACTACGTAGTTGTTCTATATTACCGCCAGCATCTTTTTTAACATTGCGAACAATTTGATTATAATCAGCAATGGCAAAGTTTTTACCATCAGGAGTTACATAAAGGAAACGTTGATAAGCAGCACCGTCTTGTCCAGCAACAGTAATGATACGTCTTGTACCAGTTCTGTCAAAACCAATCTCTAATCTTCCCTCGGTATCTTCGGCAAAGTAGTTCTTGATTAACTGGGCATTACTTGATTGAGTAGCACCTGTTTGATATGATTCACGTCTATCTGCCATATTACCTGCCCTCAATTCCTGCTATAACTGATTCTCTTGAATAGTAGTTAAGTAATCCAGTAAATATAATTCTATTTGCTTCTTTTACTTCTGGATTTATTTTACCAAGTTCTGTTAATATTTTAACTACTTGTTGTTTTCTATTTGACTTCATTTCACTAAAGTCAAAACGATTAGATAGTTCTGGGTCTTCGGCTAGATTTAAGAAATCTGCTACATTGCGAATAGCAAGATTCATTGATGACCTTGTTTGTTTATCAATTGGAGATTTAGGGTCTGCAACTGCATCTGATAGAGTCTTAAACATAACCTTTAGATTTCCTCTATTGGTTCCCTTACCGCTAATCTCAGCATCAAGATAAGGATTAGATATTAAAAGAGCGGTACGTTCTTGTGCGGCCTTATCAATTAATTGACGTCTATCTCCGTATACTGATTTCTTTTTCAAGGCTTCATTAAGTTTATCTTCAATAGCAAAGTACTTTTGTTTATCTTCTGCTACTTGAACATCTTCTAGGTAATCTTGAAATTCTGGTATATCTACTAGTCCTTCAGATTGCATCCAAGCATATATATCTGGGTTGTATTCTCCAGCCTTTGGTGCAAACAGATATCCTATTTCTTTATAGGTGTCGATAAACTTCTTATTTTTAATTGACCAGTTTTTAACTTCATCAGTGGTATTAATAAGAACTTTAAACTCTTTAGTATTGCGTGGGACTAGATATATAACCTTGCCTGGATTTTGTCCAACCCATGTAGCAATGGCTAAATCAAATACATCTGTATCTTCATTTTCAGCATTACGTAGTAGGCCATTGTATACATCATAGAAAGATGACTTCCAAGTAGTAATACCAGTCTTCTTTAAGAACTCTGGTAATTCTTTAGAGTCACGTAATGTTGGTTGACCTGGAGATATTTGTCCAAGCATATTCCGTGCAACTATAGTGCTGTTTGCTGAAATTTTTAACTTAGAAATATAATCTGCTTTTTCTTTAGTTGTTGCATTTGTTGGTAATCCGTTGCCAAATGCTTGACCCCAAGCAATAGCCTGCAACATTGCGGTTCCCTTTTGTCTATCCCATTCGGTAGGAGAAAGAGTACTAAATATAGTGTCAGCAAACATTGGAACTAAAGCGCTTCTCAATGTCATTCTGTCACCAAATTGACCAAGTGCTATTGAATCAAACTTTTCTGCAAATTGAGTAGTTGATGGTTGTATCTGTTCCTTAATTGGAGCAGGGACAAATGGCAACTCTCTTAAAAGCGCCCTAGAAATTACAACCGCAACAGAACCAATTGGTCCAGCCAAGGCTGGTTGTCCCGCATCAGGTGAAAAAGATGGATTAAGTAATCTTAACTTAAGAGTAAACTCATTAAATGATGGAACATTAATTGTTGAGTTACCAGTTAAGGTTCTAAGTATTGGCTCAACCGCACCATTGATAATTGAATCAGTTGGGAAGATAATAAACTTATCACCCTTTTCATCTTCGTAAACATCTCCAGATGCTTCAAGACCTGTGTGTAGTAAGCGAAGACGATATAAACTTTGCAAAGGTTTCTTGGTATATAAACGCCATACACGTCTGTAGAAATCCTCAGTTGCTCTATAGAATCTACCTACTGAGCGAATAGAGATAGCAAAATTAGTTCTAACAGATGGATTATCTACATACTCTAACAGTTCTTCAGTAGCACGTGTAAGTGCTAGATTTGTAACCTGTCTTTCAGCATGTTCTTTTCCACGGACTTCAGCAATACCCTTGCTAAGCAGTGGATTTTCTTCAATTGCATTTCTAACATAGCGGTCTTTAAATACTTTTTCGTATGGCTTTAAATCTTTAAGCGCTCTTTCTGTAAATAGCAGCAACATAGGCTGACGATAGATACCAGTTACTGTTGCATCCATAACATCCATTGTCCAGTTTTGCCATTTAGAATAAAGGTGGTTAAACCCAGCCTCTTCTTCAAATATCTTCATATCTTTTTCTGGACCAAGATTATACAAACGTGTTTGTATGTTTGTTCCTGGCTGATACCCTTGAGTAAGGTCTTCAAATCTAGGAAAATCTATCTCGGCAGAGGCTTTACTCCATGCATCTTTTACAGTTTCGCTAACTCTTGGTATTATATTAATACGTGATTTATTGCCTGTATGATAAACAATATATTCAGCATTAATTTTATTTAATAAATCAATAAATTGACTGTCAACATTTGGCATATCACCTACAATAAATCTAGCACCTGCTGCATTTGCATCGGTAATACTTTTAATAGTTTCTGGACGTAGTTCTTTACCTGCTAATTTACCATTTCTTGCAAGCATAATTGTTTTACCAGACAAATTAGATGTTGCTGGTCCAAGTCTTAATAAACTTGTCTCGCTTGAAGTTTTACCAATACCTTCTGGATTTGCTTTTGTTATATTTTTTTGAATATTTACATCAACAAGTTCAACTATTGCGGCATCTGATTCTGAGCGCATAGCAATATCTTTTGCATCGCCAAGTGGTGTTCCCTTGCCCGCATTGCCACCAGCAATTGCCTTAAGGTTTATTTGCGGTCCACTTACATTTGTTTGAATTTTTAATTTTGCCGCTTTAACTGCTTCAAATAATTTTTCATTGTAGTTAGTTGGACCACCATGAAAAGTATTTCGCATATCCATTAACATATTTTCTACGTGGATACGGGCAATCTGCACATCTGGAATACCACGTTGGCGGTATAACACGGTTGTGCTAAACAAAGATAAGAATCCGTCTAACTTTGTTCCACTTGCGACAATGTAGTCATCATCAAAACCTTTTGGAACTCTTTCAACACCCACATCTTTAAGAACACTATGGCGTGCATTAACAAAATCATCATTAGTCTTTAATGCTTTGTATCTATAGAAAGCATTTACTGGATTTACTACTGCACCATTGGCAATTTTTTCACTGTTATAGGAAAAACGAATATTCCAGTTATCAAAATGTGCAAGAGCAATTTGCTTTGTTGTCATTTTGTTAATATCTATAGCACGATATTTTTTACCTAAAGCAAGCCCTGCTTCTTGAACTGCTTTAGTTAAATTACTGCTAACAAAAACTGAATCTACGTACTCAATGTCAATCTTTCCAGTCATCATGCTACGGGCAGCAACTGAATTACCCATTGAGTCTAGAACATTTGGGCTGTATTTCATTAAACGAGTTACAGTTTCCATAGTTGCTGGTCCCATTTTGCCAGCATATAGGTCTTGAACTCGTAATAAAGTTTCTTCTCTAATTGCTTGATGCGCTACATCAGCAAGAGCAACCTCATACCCATATTGTTTTGATAACTTGGCACGGGTATCTTCTAAAATATTTAAACGTTCTTGATTATCTAACTTCTGAGTTGGGTCCTTTGATGGAAATATTTTGTAAAACCCACGCTTGTACATACCCTGAGTTGTTTTAGACCCAGTAGTAGCCTCAAGTGTTGAACGACCTGCACGACCACCAAATACAAATGAGCGCAATGCAGCAGTGCTTTGTGTAAGGAAACCAAAAAATGCTTCGTCAACACTGCTTCGTATTCCAAGACGTGGGAAAAGAGTATTGTTTGTCCAGAAATCTGTATAGAATTTTGTAAATTTATTTCTTGTGGCACCACCAACAAGATTAATAAAATTTATTTTTTCAGATAATCTTGAACTTGCTGCTGTTTGGTAAATTAAATCATATGGTAGCGGGGCAATACTTCTAGCAACCTGTGATGGTTGAACAATTCCCTTAGATGCTTGAAAGAAGTCTTCGCCTTCACGTCTAACCAATGCTGGATGTAATGTTCCAACTAGGTCAAGTGGTATCTGGGACTTTACTGTCGAGAACATACCAGTTTCATTAAAGGTTGCAGCAAGAATCTCATCTGCAATTGTCTGTCCTTTAGGTGAACCAAGCATTCCACTTCTCATCATAACCGCTGCGTATAGGTTACGAATCATCGTAAGTTGTATCTCTGGACTTTCAGTTAAGAACTGCTCGGTAAACGCATAGGCAGTATCTTTTTTACCCAAAGCAAGCATTGCTAAATTTCTAACATCTGACTCTGTTTTAATTGCGTCTTCACCATACAGAATACGTCCAGGGCTACGAGTAAATCCAACTGACATTTTTTTCATCATCTTACGTGTTTTAGAAATGTCTGTTTGTAATTCAATAATATCTTTAATTGCTGGGTTAACTAAATTCTCACCATCATCTGCAACCTTTTTTAATACATCTAAAACTGTTGATAATTCTTTCTCGCCTTTTTCTAGGTAAGATTGTACATTTAAATTCTTAGCAGTAGGATTAAAAATGGCATCAATAACTTTGTGAGATGCAGAGGTAAGACTTCTAAAATTCTTTGCTACTGGAATTCCATTCCTACGGTAATTAAGATTATCAACACGACCAGATAATAGTAAACCCATATCTTCATGGTCCATAAAAAATCTTTTTGCAGATGTTGCATCAAATACTTCTTCTTTTGCTAACTTTTTAACAACATCAAGATTAGCCCATTCTGGAAAGTCAATACGTATTTGCTTATACACAAGTCCTTTAGCAACTGGACCTTCTGCATCCGCATAATTTTTAACTACTTTACCTAGTTGCTCATCCCATAACTTAATAACATCGGCTTGTTTAAAAACAAAATCTACGCCACCCTCAACATTGCCACGTTCAGATAAGAAAACAAATTGGTCGGCAAGTCTTTCACCACGACTCTTTATTCCACCGAAACGACCAATTGCTTCTGGAATACCTTTAATACCACGGCCAATTCTATATGCACCCTTAAGTATTGGGCCAGCGCCAGTATATGTAAGTGGGTCAATACCTATTTGATAAGTAGCATCTAAAGGACCAGATACTAAACTAGCAACTCCAGTACGTGTTTTTTTATCAGTTAAGTCAATGCCAACTTTTTTAAGTAATTTAGTTGCCCAATAACTTTGATTAACTTCTGGGTCGGCTTTTAACATACTGCCAACTTTATCTCTACCTGGAGAAACCTGTGCAAAAGTTTTTATTTCTTTTAACAACTCATTAAATTGTTCAGGCTCATCGCCCATGAACTGAATTGCCTTAACCATACTTTCATCATCTGTTCCATAAAGGTCAATTGACTCCCCAGGAGTTCTACCTTCACTTATACCACGAACTAAAGTTACTAATGCTTTACCATGCTTGGCTTCATACTCAGAGATTTTATCCCATCTCCAAGAATTTTTTCCATCAAATGCTTCAGTAATAAGTTTTTTACTAAATCTTTTACCCATGCGTTGTTCGGCTTGTTGTTCAACTTGGTACGGAGTATTTATAGTTTTGTAGTATTTATCTGCTGCTGTAAATCCAGCAATAATTGGGCTAAAATATAATTTAGCAGTATTACTTAATGATTTACCAACTGCTTGTATGCCTCTACCAAGTGGAGTTAACTCAGGGGCAAATCTATCTTCTTTAGAATAAAGATATCTAATGTTATCTTGAACTATTGGGTCAAACTGAAGAAACTCTTTACGTCCATTTTCTTTACTAAGTTGTAATAATCTTTTTGCTTCTTTTCGAGCATGAGCCATCTGATTAAGTTGTGTTTGTTGAGAAGGGGGTAGTCCAGCCTCTATCGCTGCCTTAAAAATATTAGGACTTAATTCACCTAAAACAGGGTCTAATTTTATTTCAGCCATTAATACCCAGCATCATCTAACATGCGAAACAACATTTCGGAATCGCCTGAAACATCATACTGTGCAAGACTTCTAGCAATGTCTTTAATAGTTGGTTCTTGATTTGGAAGTCTTCCCAATGCAACTGAACCAGGACCATCACCAATATCTACACCACTAGTGATTACTTCATCTTTGCGATTAGTTGGAGCAAGCAATGGTGTTAAGTCTTCAAAAGAATCTTGTGGTATTGGGTTACCAGCCATAGGCGCTGCTACTTGATTGTCGTAATTCTGTTGTCCCTGTCCGTATGGTAGTCCTGACATGTAAGTTGCAGGTTGGGTTGGACCCCCATCAGTCCGCTGACTAAGAGAGCCAGGGCCTGATACTGGGGCTGGGTTACTCGGTTTTCTATATCCACCTTGCTCCATCATTGACATAATATCTCCTACTTAGTAAATTGTGTTTTAACATTAGCAGTACCACCGCACCAAATGTTATATTGAATTGCTATGTTAATTGCTTTCTTTGCTGCACCAGATGCTTTAGCGTGAGTTTTAGTTTCAGATTCCATTGCTGCTAATGCACCAAGGGCTAAAGTTCCACCAGAACCTATTGCGTATAAACCTTTGTCATCTCGCATATATCCATAGTCATCACTAACTTGATATATTCTTCCATTAAAACAAACTAATGCATCCCAACCCGAATCATCATCGTTCTTTGTTTTAGGTGCTGGGTCGTATCCACCATCTGTTATGGTTTGTTTCATAGATGGCAATACTCTAATCATCATAAATCTATCTGGGTCTTGCGTCTTAATTACTTTAGGTGGTTGCCATAAGTTATTAAGGATATCTCCTACAATTGCATCGCCTGCAACTGCAATTAGATACTCACCAATCTTGACTACCTTGTCATATCCCTTGGCTATATAAGGTCTATCTTGATATGAAGTTACAGTATCTGCGCCTAGAACAGCCCAGCCTTTACCTTGTATTCCAACTATTGCTGTCATTGTCCCCCACCTTAGTTATCTTCTTACTACTGTCCTAGCACTAGCACTTGCTCTACCGCCTGCACTTAGGCTAGATAAAAGACTTTGTAACCCACCGCCTTGTGGAGGTTGTGAAGGTAGACCTCCTACTGGACCTGCGGGAGCAGGGGACGTTTGCTCAACCATTTGTTCGGTACCAGCAGGAGGCAATTCTGGAGTAAAGATATCTTCAATCGCATCTTCAATTGAAACACCCTTTTGACGGGCTTTGATTACTTGTGCGATTTTTTTCACGATATCAGATGCATCCCCACCTGATGCTGCTAGTTGCGGAATTGCTTGAGTGTACGCCTGTAGCGAACCTACCAATGCATTACGCATTTCTTCAACTTCAATTTTCTCTTGTTCTTGGGTTACGTTAATACCAAATGGTAATTCACGCATAGCCATATCTTTAGATATTAATTTACCGCCAAGTGCTTGTAGCATGAAGATAAGTCCTTGCGCTGGATTAAGACCAGCAAGCATGCCATAGCGAACATCGGCTGAGTAGTCACCCTTAATATCTTTTGATGGTGTGTACTCAAGTGAGTAAGGAGAACCAGCATCAACACCACGAATTGTTTTAACAAAGTTAAATAATTTCTCGTCCATCTCAAAACAGACAGAGATAACATCTTTAAGAGCAGAAGCAAAGATTGCTTGGGCTGATTTAACCTGTGTATCAAAGCCACCCATAAGCGCTTGAACGCCTTGTCCCGTGACTATTGATGCAT